GTGCCTGTCCAACCGACGATGACATCGTACTCGCGGTGGCGCCTCCAGCCATCAAGACATCTGCTCCGCCACTAGTAACGGCCTGCGTCATGGAGGTGATTCCGGTGGCAATCGTTGACAGCAGGCTGACCTGCTTGTCGCCCTGCCGCACGAGGCTCTCTTGAAGCGACTGTCCGCTGATTGCGCCTGCTGTCTTGAACGCGCCGAACGCCGTGTCCAGCGAGTCGATAACGCCCTTAGCCGACTTCTCTGCTGCTGCCTTAGCGTCCTTACCGTCTGCGGCTGCGATCTCTGCCTGCATCTGCAGAGCCTGCGCGATCTGATCCTGCGTAGCACCCGCCTCCTTCAACTTCTTCTCAAGCACGCCTGCTTCACCGAGTTTGATCTTGTCCAACTGGTCAGTCAGATCCTGCAGCGTAGAGGTAACTGTCTCGGCGTCCTTCTTTGACTTCTCGGCATCCGCGATGGCTTGCTCCATCCCAAGCGTCGCGGCAACAGCGTCTTCAAGTGCTTGACCTGCAAGCCCGATGTTCTGCAACTGGCGTCGTAGGATCTCTTCTTCATTGCCTTTGGCTTCAAGCAGACGGTCATTCAACTTCTCGAAGTGCGCGTTCATCGCGTCATCGATCTTGGCATCCTCGAGAATCTGCTGCAACTGGAGTGCTTGATCGATCTCCGTTTGCCCTGCGCCCAACTGCTCAAGTTTCATCTGCAGGATCTGTGCTTCTGACGTATGAAGTTCCTCTACCTTGGTCTGCAGGTCAGCAATTGTGCTGCCGATGGCCTTATACGCCTCCTCCTGCTTCTTGATGCCTTCAAGGTGATCCTGCAGCGCAGCCAGTTCCTTTGCGTTCTCTAGCGTTGCACCTTCGGCCATTGCGCGCTTGACCGTGTAGTCATAAGCCGTCATGGTCGACTTGGCGATGTCGTCTTCAACGTCAGCAATCTGCTTCGCGACTGCGGCCTGTGCCTCAAGGAATCCGATCCTGTCTTGCAAGGCCTGCGCCTCTGCCATCTGCTGCGGCGTAGCCCCAGCCGCAGCAAACTTCTGCATCTGAACTCCGGACTCTCCGAGTTGGAACGTCTGCAACTTGTCGCGCAGTTTCTGCAAGTCGTCTTCGACCTCTTTCAAGGACGACTTAGACATCGTTGCCTTGAGAACAATCGGCTGGCCTTCAACTGCTGACTTCGATTGCTGCATACCGTTAGCGATGCCGTCAATCACTCCCATTGTTGCGCCCGGAGTAATGGCGTCGTACAGATTTGTTCCGATGTCTTTGAAGTCTGCTCCTGCTCCCTTGAATAGTTCTTTCGACGTCTCTTTCAACATCGTCGAGCCTTCAGCCATGCTGTCGCTCATATCTGTTGACATCCCGGTGAGCAGTTCAAACCCGCGCACGGCGAGTCGAATCGTCTCAACGATTGCAAACAGCGCGCCGATGACCGTTCCGCCGAGCGCGCCTCCGAGCGCCATGACGATATTGACCGCTGCCTTCAGAAGATTGACTATCGCGGCGATAACGTCGTAGATGACTGCGCACACAGTCGCGATGGATTGGAACGCACCCATCAATGCTGCGGGATCAGCCGTGAACATCTCGAACAAGGTGTCGGCGAGATCCGAAAGAACTGGAGCGAACGTCGATGCAAGCATCGCGTTCAACTTGCTGAACGCGCCGCTTGTTGCTTCGACCTTGTCGCTGACTTCGGCCAAGTCGTCAACGATCTTCTGCGGGATCACAATCTTTGCGGCCCGCTCTGCAGCCACGGCGAACTCTTCGTTTGTCGCATTGACTGCGCTTGCAAGGCCCATTCCGCCCTTTCCGAACATATCCCGCAGAGCCGCCATGCGCTCCCGATGCGATCCGAGTTCGCGAATCTTTGCGATCGTCATGGCGAGAGCCTCGTCAGGCGTTGCCGAGCCGATCTCTTCGTACGAGATGCCAAGCCGTTCGAGTTTCTCGCGCGCTCCATCGACTCCCTGCGCGGCTTCTTCGATGGTGATGCCAAGTTTCTGCGAGGCATTCATCGCCGTTCCAGCCGCCACGCCGAGTCCGGCGTAGGTAGAGTTCACCTGCTGGTAGGCTTCGACGTTCATGCCTGAGGCCACTGCGCTGTCTTTGAGCGCCTTCATCAAGTGCGCCTGATGCTTGGTAAATTCAAGGAGGCCCGCTACTGCTGCCACGGCCGCCGCGCCCATCACGGTGAGGGCACCGCCCGCGCTCGCCAGCGGCATACCAAAGATCTTGGTCTCCGCAGCAGCCTCCGCGATCGCATTCCGCAAGCCCGTTACTTTCTCTGCGGCTGCTTTTGATGCGTCCTGAAACGATGCGAGACTCGGAAGTTTGAGCGCGCCCTGTCCCTTCGACAAGTCGATGCCCATTTTGTTGAGTTTGCCTCTAGTCGCTTCCTTCTCCCGATTTGATTTCTGCACCGCCGCGAGTGCTCCGTGCGCCTTCGTCGTCGCTTCTACCGAGGCGGTGTAGGTTGCCTGTGCCTTCTGCAGATCCTTGGTGGCCTTCTCGGCGACCTTGATCTTCTCTGCCGCAGAGAGGAACTGACCCGTAAACGGATCACGACCCTTGGCAGCCTTTGCGGCGAACAACTGCGCACTAGCCAACGCCTTCTCTGCCTCTGTCTGCTTGACGATTGCGGCTGCGATGCTCTTACGAACGGCAGAAGTGTCTTCGATCTTCAGAGCAGCGACAGCCTTGTTCGGGTCGATGCCCTGCTTAGCGAGCATTTCGCGCGCCATACCGATGTTCTTGCGCACGCCTTTGGCACTGGCAAGAGCCTGATCAGCGGCGCGGCTTGCTTCAATGGCCGCCGTTAGTTCTTTCTGCTTCTCTGCAGCGGCCATGACGCCGCCGCGAAACAAATCGATCGACCCTTTCAGGTTGTCGACGAATTTGCCAGCCTTCTCAAACTTGCCCAGCCATTCACCGACGCCGGGCAGGCTGTCCGCCAATCCTTGCAGCGATGACTTTGTGCTATCGCCGAAAGCCTTGACTTCCTTCTGTGCCTTCTTCAGACCTTGCTCGAGACCCTTGGTAGAGGCTGTGATGTTGACGAATAGATTGCCAACGGTTGCCATAGGTTCTACGTCCCGCTAGGCGCTGCGGCGGCCAACTGTTGAAGGATCAAGAAGGCATCGTCAGCCTTGTCGTCCTTATTGTCGGGCATGAACGGCATGAAGTCTATCGGCTTGAACGCCGCGCTCCCCTTCTTTCTGTTCGCGTTGGCATACAGCGCGCACAGCATCGCTGTGTTGTAGTCCGTGCGCCAATGACCGATCGGCTCAACAGAGTCGAATGCGCGCCAGCCCGCCATCTCCTTTGCAGAGACGCGTTCCAGCAACTCCTCTACCGTGCAGCCGAGGGCGAGAGCGAGGCGGAAATAGAACCGCTGACTCCCGCCCGACCTCAGTCCTCTTGCAGTTCCTCAACGTCAGACGCGCCGAGGCCGGACAACTTCTGCGCGACCGTGAACAGGCTGTCAAGCACCTGCGCGGGGAGCGTGCCGAGTTCGATCTCGTCAGCGTCCGTGAAGATGCGTTCGCCCTTCTCGTCGCAGATCGACCGGACTAGCAGTTTGGCGCGGATGTTCTCCGTCGACAGAACGCGAGACTTGCCCTTCTGTGAGAAGCAGGCGTTCTCAAACGAATCACGTTCGCGACCAGTAAGGCCACGAACGTGAATTGGATGGTCAAGACCGTCGACCTTGACCGCTTCGATGATGACCCGTGCCTTCAGGCCGAGGATGGTGGCTTTGTCACTGTGCATGACATCAGCCTATCCATCCCCGGCCTAACGGTCAAGGTCAGGAGTAACTAACGGTCACGGCTCCCGTGATCTGCAGCGTGTAGGTCGCCATCACTGCTCCGTCCACAGCCGCCTCCAGCGTAGTTCCGGTCAGGAACGCATTGAAGATGAACTTAAGGCCAGTAGTTGTTGCGCCTCCGAAGTAGACGGTGTACGAGTAGGCCGTACCGTTGCTCTGCGGGACAGGCGGTTTGTTCGCTGCTGTTGCGTTGACCATCGTCGTCACCGTCACCGTGCCGGGGTCATTCGTACCCATGATGTACCCCTTGCCAGTGGAAGCGAGTGCCGTGACATCGATCTCTGCCGCAGAGAAACCGGAGAACGAGATCTGCGTGATGTCTCCGGGCAAGAAACCTGCCGAACCGGACGCCGGAGCAGTGATACGAGTGTTGAAACTTGAGATTGCCATGTTGATCTTCCTCTGTTGTTAGGCCGTGCTGCCGATGGTGACAGCACCGGAGATGCGGAGGGTGTAGGTGACCATGACCGCGGCATCAACGGCAGCCTCGAACGACACGCCTTGAACGTACGCGCTGAACGACGCCGTCGGATAGGTCGACGTAGCACCGCCGAGCGACACAACAAACGAGGTCGTCGTAGCGGTGTTCTTTGCGATTGCGGTAGGTGCGCCGCTGCAGTAGCAGGTCACCGTAACAGTGCCGCCATCAGCGAAGCCGCAGATGTAGGACTTGTCAGCGTCGATCAACTTGGTGACATCGATGGCGGATGCGCTTACACCGCCGAAACTGATGTTGGTGATCTCGCCGACCACGCTACCAGTGCTGAAGAGAGTTCCGTAACTTGAGATTGCCATCGTTGTTCCTTATTGGTACATGACGGAGAAGACGGTAGTGTGGAGAAAGACGCCTGTCGTCTCGCCACCTTCGGGTGCTTGATATGCCGTCACAGATCGCGAGTGTAGGGAATGGTTGACGGTAGTGCCACCTCCCGTACCACTGTACCCGTCAAGACACGCAATGACCGCATCGGCAACAGCAATGGCAGATGCCTTGCTGACGGCTACGGCAACGACTTCAAGGTCTGCCTTCCGCGCCTTCTCGCCCAACAAGGACATCATCGCTTCTTCGTTGTTCGTGCTGAACACGATGCACGGCAGGGAGGAATCCTGCGCCCGAGTCTCAGGGAAGATACGAGGTGCTGCTTGACCGCCAACAAGCGAGTAGACGCCGCTGTTACCAGCCAGCCGAGCGCGAATGTTCTGCTCCATCGTCATTTGGATGCCTTCTTCGTCTCTTCTCGGACAATGGCAAGGAACCTTGCTTCGGCCCTTGACTTGTTCTTGTTGAACGCAGGTCGCATGAACGGACGTTCGGCAATGCGACGCGGCTTTATCTTGCGTCCGAAGTAGTACGTCAACTTGTACCCGTACTCA